GTTTTAAGGCTTGGAAAATTTTTTCTTTCATGATTAGCTCTTTAAAATTCTTGCATAAAATTACAAGAGAGAAACAGAGGGAAGAAATTTTATGATTGGTTAGAACTGACACTTCTCCAAGTGTCAGATTTTTGCTGTTTCAAGGCATAAATAAATGCTCTTCTTTGTGCTATTTGCCGTTCTAATAGACAGAGAATACAAGGTAATGAAGTTAGTGCTATTAGTGAGAGAAAAGGTGATGCTGAAACTGTTAATAATCTAAATATTACTTAAAAGGTTCACATTAGTACTCTTAATAAGACTGTTGTTTGTTATTGTATTTGTATATTTGCATGGTTAACTTATAAGTTAATTATGAAAGAAGTAGAATACAGTATTGAATTATTTGAAGAATATGATAACATTAACTTCTATACAATCAGACTTAAAGGAGATGTACATACAGAAGCTGAAAAGTTTCTGCTCAAATTCCTTGAAGGGTGTAAGTTTGACAAAGACATAGATGTTATATTGTCATGGCTAGAAAAAATATCAGAGAAAGGAGCATTAGAAAGATATTTTAAGCCAGAAGGTAAGTATGGGGATGGAGTATGTGCAATTCCTATAGAAATTGGGAATAATGTTAGATTATATTGTTTAAGATTATCCGACAATGTGTTGATTATAGGAAATGGAGACATAAAAGATGCTGATACTTGGCAAAATAGTTCGACATTATCACAATATG